AAAAAGCAACAGCTTAATGAAGAAACTTTTATTACCATTGTTAATTGCATCTATGTTCGCTAACGCTGAGGAATATCTTGAGATTACGGCATTAAAAAACTTAATTAAACAAGAAAATACAGTTACGACTGCAGTAGGTGAATATAAATTTGGTCCTGATACGTCAGAATCAGATGCTTGTAAAATGGCTGAATCAATCGCTAAAGAGAATGCTATTCTTAAAGTTACTGGTGAATCGTTAAGTGCTTTTACAATCGAAAGTTGCAAAGAAGCAAAGTGTGATATTCAAAAAGATGTTATATCAGATTCGTCTGGTTACATCAAGTCTATTATTGAAAAGAATATTCAAACAAATAAAGCACTAGGTTATAATAAATGCACAGTAGTTATTCGTGCAGATGTAGGAACAATTGAGAACCCAATTAAATTCAAATTGGATAGTACTGAGTTTTATTTTAATGAAGGTGATGAAGTAGTTATTTCTGGTTCATCCAACAAACAAGGATTAGTTTTAGCTTTCTTGTTTATTGATGGCATATATCATTTAATCGATGGTAGCATGATTGCCACCTCACCAGGTAATTTTATGTTACCATCTACTAAAGAAAATAGATTAGTAGCATACTTACCACAAAATAAATTACAGTCTAAAGAACTTTTAACCGTATTGTTTATTGAGAATGATGACAGGCAATATAATATCAAACAAAAATACAATAAAGTAGAAATGGAAAATTTATTGAATACTGTACCGGTTCAAAAGCGAAAGGTGATTAATAATCATGTTTATATTATGAAAAGAGGAAATACAATATGAAATTGAATAAAAAAACTCTGATTGCGATGTTAATTGCATCAGCCTTTGCCACAGGTTGTGGTTCATTAAAATACAATACTGGATTTGAAATAGACTCTAGCACACCACAAGCTGAAGCCTCTCCTGGTGTTGAAGTAGCTTATCCTGAATGGTATAATGAAGATTTAGAAGATGATGATGTAAATCTTTATGCAGTAGCTTCAGAATATTCTAAAGATATGCAATTTGCATTAGATAAGGCTTCATTGTCTGCTAAGCGTGAACTTGCTTCAAACTTCTCATCACACATTGATGCTATGTTAAAGGATTATGCAACAGAAGTTGGTGACCTTGACACAACTGTTATTCGTGAGATAGATAGAACTACCAAATTAGTTGTAGCACGAGTTAATCTAATTGGCGTTCAAAGAACCAATATGTCTATTGTTCATTCTGGTGAAGGCGGCTATCGTGCTTATGTTAAACTAAAGTATACGCCAGATAGTGCAAATGCTTTTATATTATCTGAAGTAAGAAAGAATGCCAAACTAATGACAAAGTTTAATGCTTCAAAGCGTTTTGCTGAATTAGAAGAAGGTGTTGCTTTGATTGAAGAGCAGAAGATAGAAGAACTACAAATACTTAGTGGTGATTTGCCTCCATTAGTAGAATAAGCATGTATAATGGTTACTTATGAACATATTTTATCTTCACAATGACCCAAGGCAATGTGCAGAAATGCACCTCGATAAACATTCTACAAAAATGTGCATCGAGTACGCTCAGTTGATGTCAACTGCCCATCGAGTTTTAGACGGCTCACAATATCTTGGTAAAACGGTCAATAACCGTAATATCAAGAGATGGCGTATGGCTGATGAGCGAGAATTTCAATTGATGAAAGCATCTCACGTCAACCATCCAAGTAATGTTTGGGTGAGAGCTAATCAAAACAACTACAAGTGGCTGTTTTCGTTGTGGGAAAACCTGCTCAAGGAATACACATTTCGTTATGGAAGACAGCATGCTTGTAGCCGTCTATTAGGTATATTAGAATCGCCACCAAAAAATATAAGTGATGGCGAATTCTATCCACCTACACCGGCTATGCCAGATGACTGTAAAGTACCTGGAAATGTATTAGAATCATATCATAAATACTATATTAAAAATAAAAGGCATATTGCGACATGGACAAAAAGACCTGTTCCCTCGTGGTATGAAATGGATTATGGGATTTTACCAGTTTAAAGATTCAAATACAAATGAAGAATGGGAAGATATGATGTCTATAGCTTCCAAAGATGAATATCTTAAAGCAAACCCTCACATAACACAAGTGCCGACTGGTTTTACTATTGTCACTGGAGTGGGAGATAACAGACAGAAAGGTCAATCTGATGGATTCAAAGAAGTGTTATCCAAGATTGGCGAAAAGTTCCCTAATAGTCCATTGGCTGATGAATATGTAAAGAAGAGTAATAAAGAAGTGAAGACAGCACAAATTCACAAAAAACATGTTGACATTGGCGTTAAAAAAGAATTGGCTAAAAGAGAAAAAGATAGAGATGCTGATAAAATGGCATCAACAGTAAGACACGATGTTGACACATTAAGTAGTCAAACAGTTGAACAACGAATTGGCCATGGCGGCGAAAGAGAAGATTAGAATGGCATTTGAATTTACTCATTTAAAAGAACTAGATTTTGACATGAACGCTGAAACTAAACCTGAAGGTCGTAGATATGTTACGCCAGAGGGTAATGCTTATCCGTCAGTCACAACTGTTCTATCTTCATTCAACAAAAAAGCAATACAAGAATGGAGAGACCGAGTTGGTCATGATGTCGCTAATAAGATATCTAATCAAGCGTCAAGTCGTGGAACCAGATTGCATACAATGTGTGAACAATATCTACTTAATGAATTGACACTAAAGAGAATGGCCTCTGCTTTCCCTGATGCTAAAGATTTGTTTTTTAAAATGAAACCAAAACTTGATGAAAACATTGGAAAAGTATATTCACTAGAACAAGCATTATATTCTGATGAATTAAAACTGGCAGGTCGTGTTGATTGTATTGCTGAATGGAACGGCCAGTTATCTGTTGTAGATTTTAAATCTGCAGCTAAAGAAAAGAAAGAAGATTGGATTGAGAACTATTTCATGCAATGTACGGCTTATGCTATGATGTTTGAAGAACGTACAGGAACGCCAATCAACCAAATCGTGGTAGCTATAGCAGTTACAAACGGAGACTCTCAAATATTTGTAAAACAAAAAGATGAATATATGAGTGGTCTGAAACATTTTATTGATGAATATTATTCTACATTATGAGGAAATAAGAAATGCCTATTATAAACGAAGAAGTCCCATCGGTCAAGGAATACATTGAACAGATACCAAAAAACTTAACTGAAGGTGAATTGTCTGATGTTTGGTTAGTAATTGCAATAGCAGCTGCTGTCTATCTTGGTAGTACCTTTCTTTCACTGATTCTAAAAATGTGTGCTGGTGTAGTTGTACTATTAGGATTATTTACCGTATTTCAGACTTATTTTAATTGACAATGGCAGGTAAAAACGACATAACCGGTGACAATCTAATTAGCAAAGTTAATACTAAAAGCTATGATGAAGGCTGGGACCGTATATTTAATAAGAAAGAAACCAGTAAAAAGTGTAAAAAGTGTGGGTTTATACAACAAAAACCCAATTTTGTTCTATGTGAATCATGTGGAACTAAGGTTTAGACTACCTTTGGTTCATAAATAAAGAAACATTCGATTACAAAGGAGAATGTATGCGTAAAGTGATTTTTATTATTCCAACGCTTTTGGCAATATTGATAACAATACTAATATTCCAATTAAGTTCAAAAGCAATTCAATCTGAAGCTCTAATAAGAGCCGACTTCAAACATAACATAACATTTGACCAACTAATACCTAAAGCACAACAACAAGTAATGTGCTTGGCAGAAAATATATTTTACGAATCAGCACATGAGCCATTAAATGGCCAGGTAGCTGTGGCTTTCGTTACACTTAATCGTGTGAAGAGTGAAAGTTATCCAGATAATATTTGTGGTGTGGTTAAACAAAAGAATCCTAGAGGTTGCCAATTCTCATGGTATTGTGAAGGCAAAGAACCTATGAAATGGTTGACAAGACATAACAAAACCATGTATAATACTATTATCAAATTAGCTATAAATGTTTATGCTAATCATGATAGTTTAGTTGACCCATCCAAGGGTTCGTTATTCTACCATGCAAACTATGTGAAGCCATTATGGCGTAAAGATATGAATAAAGTTGCAGTTATTGGTAAACACATATTCTATAGGAAGTAAATTATGAATCAATCATCAGTTTTGTATATAACTACAGTAGTGTGTTTTACTATTATTCTTCTTTCAACCATAGGTGCTTATAATTACTATGTAACTCAAGATAGAATCTTAATGTCTAAAAACATAGATGATGCAATAGAGAAAGGTATCAACCCACTATCAGTTAGATGTGCTTATGCATCAGAGATTGATGCTGTATGTATATCATATGCTTATTCACGAAATAATAACACTAAGGCGAAAAAATAATCATGGCAACAAAAGATGAGATGGCGAAGTTCGCTAAAGAGATACACGATTTGGTATCAAGAACAGATTACAATTACATTGAAGCTATAGCAGCTTATTGTAAAGAAACAGGATTAGAAATAGAAGTAGCGGCAACACTATGTAATGCTAACCTCAAATCACGAATAGAGTGTGATGCATTGGACAACAACATGTTAAAAGAGAAGTCTAGTAGATTCAGTCGTTTACCTATATGAGTTCCCCATTGTTATCTCATAAAAATAACAAACCAAAACTATAATAATAGGAGAAACTACTATGCCTTTAAACTTAGACTTTAATTTAATATTAAATGTAGCAGTTGCAGTTGTAGCAGTGGATTGGCTCGGTAAATTAACCGGCTGGTGGTAAATACTTAATTAAGTAATTACAATTTATTATAGAGTTGGGAGAGCTCTTTAAAACTCCCACCCTAATTATATGACAGGCTACGAAACTTACATTTTATTTAATGCTTTAAAATTACACTTTACCACGGAGAAGTTTGACTTCTTTAAATATAACGGTAAGGTGAAAACCACAACTGAACAATTTGAAAACAGAAAAGACAAATATCACTTCTACAAACTTTCCAGAAAACACGAAAACCGAGATGACATGTTACAATACATTGTCTATAACTTTATCGAAAAAGATAACGTATGGGTTGGCGAACTGTTGACTGAAGAATCAAACCAACGATACCAAAAACACAAAAAGATTTTACAATCGCTTTCATATAATTTCGAGAGTGATTGTAAAAAGTTATTTGGAGATGTAACTAATCCGAATGACTTGATTAAGGTAAAAGATGGATATCCCAAACTTTTGACTATGGCTTTACAACGTGATATTGAGATTGAAACCTTTTGCCTACTGAACTCTATTCTAAACTTTGTACCAATGTGGACTGAGAAAATTCAAGACACAATATATTGGCCTGAGTTTAGAAAAAAAGTTTTAAAGTTTACCGCATTTCTACCAAGAGATGTAGTAAAATATAGACTTCTTCTCAATAAAGTTATTGGGAATTAGTAGCATAAATAACTTATACATTATGATTTACAGTGGATAATAGTTATAAACTAAACGTACTAACATACAACTTATACAAGGAAAATACGATATGTCAAGTTTTGCAAATTTAAAACGTAATCGCTCTAGTCTAGATAAACTGACTCAAGCAATAGCATCAACAACAACATCACAAGATTCAAACTCCCGAGAAGACACAAGATTCTGGACTCCAGATGTAGATAAGGCTGGTAACGGAATGGCTGTTATTAGATTCTTACCTGCACCATCGGTAGATGGCGATGACGGACTGCCATGGGTTAGATATTTCTCTCACGGATTTCAAGGAACTGGAGGTTGGTACATTGAGAACTCATTAACAACTCTCAATCAAAAAGACCCTGTTTCTGAATACAATTCAACATTATGGAATTCTGGTATTGAAGCCAATAAAGAAATTGCTCGTAAACAAAAAAGGCGCTTACATTATGTCGCTAATATTATGGTAGTTTCAGACCCAAGCAGACCAGAAAATGAGGGTCAAATAAGACTCTATAAATTTGGTAAGAAAATCTTTGATAAAATTACTGAAGCAATGAATCCTGACTTTGCAGATGAAGTGGCTGTTAATCCATTTGATTTGTGGGAAGGTGCCAACTTCAAATTAAAGATTCGTAATGTAGAAGGTTATCGTAACTATGATAAATCTGAATTTAGTGATAAAGTAGCTTTAATGGAAGGCAACGATGAGAAACTCGAAGCAGTATGGCAACAAGAGTATTCATTGAAAGAATTCTTAGACGCTAAAAACTTTAAATCTTATGAAGAATTAAAAGCAAGATTAGATAAGGTTTTAGGGTTTCAAGGTGAAGCTGCACCAAGAACTATAGCAGAAGAAGTTATGGCTGATACAATAGCACCAGCGCCATCAGATGTAGAAGTTTCATCTGCTCTAAATCAAGTAGACACAGCGATTGCAACTGCTGGTTCTGATGATGATTTAGATTACTTTAAGAACTTAGCATCACAAGACTAGACCGAAAGTAATTTCTGATTTAGTTATATTGAAACCCGCTTCGGCGGGTTTCTTTTTGCCTAGAGTTCTAAAGTTTTAAGGAAGATTTGACCTTTCGTATCTGAAGCTTTGATTGTCATTGTTCCAGACTGTTCAGAAGAAAAGTTAAATTTAATATATGGGTCTTGACTTACACTAATACCATTCTCAACAACTAATACTATTTCACCATTAAAATTGTAACGAACTTGTTTAACAATCCATTCTGGTACATACCAACCATTAATTGAATCTTTTTGTAGTCCTGTAAAATTAGGATGTTTGATACGAGTTGTTATATAATTATTCTTAGATTTAATTAGAATTTTACCTAAATCTTTAGTCATCTCAGGGTCTTGACTATTCATATAACCACTACAACCACCTGATGCTCTTATAGCAATCTTATTCATATATAATTTACCATTACTATCTTCAGCAACAACATGAACAAAAGAATCTGTCTCCATTCTAATGCGAGTTGATAGGTCTAAGTTTTGTGTTTGATTTGTAAGGTGATATGTAGCTGCGTGTTGAATAGGATTCCCATCGATGATTAGGAATATCTTTTCTATTTTAATATTAGGAGTTTTTGTTAGTATTATATTGACTGGAACTTGAGCGCCACTAGATGCTCTTTTTGGACCATCAATCTTAAGAAATTCTACTTCAGTGATAACCTTATCGCCAAACATTCTTTCTTGTACATATGGCCATAAATCAGGATTAGCATCGGCTCTTGCAATTAACCCGATACTTAATAATACTAAAAAAAGTAATATCTTTTTAATAATCATAGGTTTATTTAGTATACTATAACGTGGTACCAATAGAGGCAATTATGATATTCGGTTTGCTACTTGTCCTGAGTCTTTTTGTGCAGCTTCAGCTATCATATTATTAATAATAGTATTATTATTCACTGTTTCACTGTTTACAACACTGTCACTACCACCCATTGACATACTTCTTTTATCAATAGAGTTACTATTAGAATTAGCAGCAAGTGTTGTACCTTGACTTGAACCTGCTTGTGCAACGAGGTTGACTATTTTAGGTCCTCTAACACCAACTTGACCATACCATGCACTATCTTGTAACTCATTTGAAGCTAAAGAGAAATTGCCTTCTCCTAACGCCTTTGCTGCATTTGGAAATTTTGGCCACCATTTACCCATATTAAATGCAAGGTCAATAAATGCTGCTTTGCCTGATTCATTTGCTTTTCCATATCCAGGTGTTCGTTCTGCTATTTTTTTATGATGAGCAAAATCTTCATCAAATAGAGTCATCACTTCTTCGTGGGAGTATTTTCTAATTTCTGGTTTAATTTTGCCTTTTCCTTCCATTAGATGTC